GCCAGACGCTGTTCTAGCTCCAAACGCTCACGTTCTTGGCTAGGACTCATAGCAGTCATCATACGGTCAAATACTGCCTGCTCACGATCAGCTACAGGTACTGCCGCTTGTCCGTACATTTGTTGCGCTTGAGACAACAACTGTTGTTGCAACGCTTGTTCTTCTGGAGACATCTGCATTTGGTACGTCATTTGACCCGTGGTCGGATCTTGCGTCATACCAAACTGACCGCCAGTAGCAGTAGTTACAGTGTACGGTTGGAACTCAAGCATACCCTGAAGCTGTTCTGCAAGGCCTTCTGGACCAGCCATCTCACGATAAGCTTGTTGTCCAATGTCGCCTATGTCCTTATAGCCTTCCCTCGCTAACGCAAGACCAGCCGCAGTAGCAGCAGCCCCGCCTAGATTAGAAGCACTCCCTAAACCCAAAGCATCTGCTAAATCATCCCAAAAACTCATAATAATTTACCTATCAAAGCCATTACGTTTATCTCCTGTAGTGATAGTTGAGAGCCATCTATTTCTGCTTCTAAGCCCACAACAACACTTGTTCCGTACCCTGTAGCGTTTAGGCTACGTTGGTTAGTTAAGGCACCACCAGTAAATTCTACGGTAGTGTATTCGCTTTCTCCAAAGAAACCAGTAATCTGGTCACCCACTGTAAATTCTGCTGTTGCATAGGTGCCTTTAAAATCATAGGCCCACTTCATAAAGACTGTTGCGTTATTAGCACCAACTAAAGTAGGCTTGAGTTTCTTTAGAATTTTTATTCTTGCGCTGTCACCAAACGTCAAACTTGGGCTGTAGTATTTAAATCGGTAACCTAAACCGTTGTCTTGATAACCTGTGTACTGACTAATGCCGTTTGACGTGCCTATGTAAAAGTCACCGTTGTCCAACCGTGTGTAACAACTAAACCCTGTAGACGGCCAACGTGTTACACGGTACGATCCATTTTCTGTTGTGCCTCGTACGTCGAAGCAGTAGGTGTTGTCTTGGCCTACAAATGTCAACAGATAAAAACCCTCTTCAGGACTATAGGCAGATCTAAAGAATGTGTTTTCTGTTTGCAGCGCACTAATAATGTCCTTCGTAATGTTACCAGATAGACTACTTAAGGGCAAAGACTTTTCTTGTATTGTCCTGCCAAAACTCTTAAGACCCGTGTGCGACAAAAACAAAACGTCTGTGCCGGTGTACTGAATAGTGTCCCTATCGACGCAACCAACACCAGCTACAGTATCTGCTAAGGCCATTGTTGCCGGGGCTTCTGCTCCTTCGTACACAACAATGCTGTGTTTACCAAAGATAATAAGAAGTCCGTTGTGTGCAGCTAAACCTACAATCTCGTCGTACCCGTCAGGCCAGACTTTAGATATGTCAATAGACCCACTAGTGCCGCCTGAGTAGTCATGACCTATCAACAAGTCAGACCAGTAAACAGTAGAAGGACTAGTGCTAAGACCTGTTACCCAAAGACGACCGTAAGCTGACAGCACTTCGTTGCCTTGTACAACACCGGCAGCACCAGAAACTGAGTCTAGACGTACTACAGACGTACCGTCGTACACCAAAGGTGCATGAGAGTCTTGAAACAAGTACGCTTTGTCATTAAAGTTAACAATCTTCCAGTTGTCTGCTGTGATTGTGTAGCTACCGGGAGTCGCATCAGTTAATGTAGTAGTGCCTGTGAATATTTTGTTGTTGCCTACAGACAAAACTACATTACTGCCGCTACTTCTTTCAAACTCTTTGATTGCTCTAATTGTTCCAGAGCCTAACGCTGTCTTGTCAGTTGTAATAACACTATGACCTTTACGTGCCGCAATACGACCACGTTTGTCGATAACAGCGTTGTCTGCAATTTCTGCAAACGACGGGTCTTGTGCTAACGGCGAATCTTCGGTGTTGATACCTTTGAAGGCCGGTGCTACAAGATTGATACTCTTTAATTCTTGAGCCATATCAAATAGTCCTAAAGTACATTTCCTCAGGATGTTTTGCTGCGTCTATAGCAATAGCGTCAGACAAAAACTTATCAGCAATTTGGAAGTACTCAGCAGTAGAAGTGCCTCCTGTCTCACCACGTTCACGAGCTAGTAAAGCTACAGCTAGGTGTATCACAGGTTGAGAAGGTACAAGAAGTGAATCATCGTTAGCACTCAAGTCTGCCTGTCGCTTAACCACGTCAAACCGTAGGCTGTACACACCGTCTGGTGTTGGGCCTACGAGTACTTCTGTATCACCGCTAGAGTCCAACCCATTGTACGTGTAGTACCGTGGCTCTCCTTCTGCTGCACTGCTAATGTACAGCTGTTCGTTGAACCAGTCCTTTGTCTGATAGTCCATGAACAAGTTGCTAGTGTCATTTAGGACACACATAACTTTTACATTGTCACCACCACCAGTCAGTGAGTAACTGTTGTCGGAAGCAGTAGTAGTTACAACAATGGTTTCACGCAAGGCAGACCAGTCAGTTGCTTCTTCTACTAGCTTCTTAGCGTCGTTAATAAAGTCACCAACCATTTTGTTATAAGTAGTGCTAGTGACTGACGTGGTTTCTTCTTCACGCAACCGACGTAGTACGCTGTTCATTAAATTTAGGTATGTCATACAAGCATCCCGCTGTTCTGGAATAAGAATTTATTCAGTTCTATGTCATAGTCTTTTTGAGGCTGTGGTTGATAACCTACGTACTGGAAGCCGGGAGGAGCGTAAGACAACATACCCATGTGAGGTGTAAAGTCAGACTTTATTGGTGCGCCACTTAGCATACCTTCGCCGTCACCATCGCCATCACCGTCTCCGTCTCCAGTACCTGTGCCCGTCCCAGTACCCTCTCCTGTACCAGTGCCGTCACCAGTTCCGTCCCCAGTTCCTGTAGTGTCTTTTCCTTGTTCCTCTGCGTCCTTACGTTCTTGCTCTGAAGACTCAAGATCTTTCTCTAGCTGTTCGTCTGCTGCATCTTTATTTTGTTGTTCAGCATCTTTAGCTTCCTGTTCAGCCTGAGCGTCCTTTTGAGCATTCTCGTCCTTAGTAGACTCTTCTGCAGCTTGTTGTTCCTTAGCAGATTCTTCAGCTGCTTGTTGCTCTTTAGTTTGTTGTTCTGCGGCTTCGTCTTTAGCTCTTTCAGCTTCCTTTGCTTCAGTTTCAGCCTGAGCGTCCTTAGCTGCTTCAGCTTCTTTCTCAGCAGTTTCAGCCTGAGCGTCTTTAGCAGCTTCTGCTTCTTTGTCAGCTGTTTCCGCATCTTTCTGCTGTTGTTCTGCCTGAGCGTCCTTCTGTTGCTCTTCAGCTTCTTTCTGTGCGCTTTCGGCTTCAGCATCCTTAGCAGCCTCAGCTTCTTTTTCAGCAGTCTCTGCTTCAGCATCCTTAGCTGCTTCAGCTTCCTTGTCTGCAGTCTCTGCATCTTTCTGCTGTTGTTCTGCCTGTTGCTCTTTGGTCTGCTGCTCTGCTTCTTTATCTGCACGTTCAGCTTCTTTTTGTTGCTCTTCAGCAGCAGTCTCTTCTTTTTGACGTTGTTCTGCTTCAGTATCCTTCTGACGTTGTTCTGCGTCTTTCTCTAATTGCTCCGCAACGTCTTTCTCAGACTCTTCGGCTACTTCCTTATCCGCTGTTTCAGCTTCTTTCTGCTGTTGTTCAGCGGCATCCTTGTCGGACTGTTCAGCTTCCTTTTGTGCTTGTTCAGCAGCTTCTTTGTCAGCAGTTTCTGCATCAGCCTCTTTTTGTGCTTCCTCAGCAGCTTGAGCCTCTTTGTCAGCTGTTTCTGCATCAGCCTCCTTCTGTGCTTCTTCAGCAGCCTGTGCTTCCTTATCAGCGGTTTCTGCGTCAGCTTCCTTCTGTGCTTCCTCAGCAGCTTGGGCTTCTTTGTCTGCTGTTTCAGCTTCGGCTTCCTTCTGAGTTTCTTCAGCAGCTATGTCTTTTTGTTCCTGTTCTGCTTGCTGTTCTTTTTCAGTTTCTTCAGCGTCTTTTTGCTGCTCCTCAGCTTCTTTACTGTCTTCTTCAGCTTGACGATCTTTATCTGCTTGCTCTGCTGCTTCCTCTTCTTTTTGTTGAGTTTCAGCCTGAGCCTCTTTGTCCGCCCTTTCAGCAGCCTCTTCTTCCTTAGTTTGTGTCTCAGCCTGTGCTTCTTTGTCTGCTCTTTCGGCAGCTTCTTCTTCTTTGGTCTGAGTTTCAGCTTCAGCTTCTTTAGTAGATCGTTCAGCAGCCTCTTCTTCTTTGGTCTGAGTTTCGGCCTGAGCGTCTTTTTCAGCCCTCTCTGCCTCTTCTTTTTCTGACCGTTCTGCTTCTTCTTTGTCGCCTTGTTCTGCTTCTTTGTAAATACGCTCAGACTCTTCTTTTTCTGCTTCTTCGGCTTCTTGCTCTGCTTGTTCCTCTTTCTCGCGAGTTTCGGCCATGTCTTTTTCGCGGGTTTCAGCCTCAGCTTCTTGTTGTTCTTTGTAAGCGCCCTCAGCCTGTCCGGGTTCTTCATAGACTGTAGTACCGTCTTCAGGCATTTCATAGATAGGCACTTCTCTGCCTTCTACTTCGTCATACACGTAGCCTACAGGTTCAGGCTCTGGGGGCTGCTCATAGCCTTCATAAGGGTCTTCATCTAAGTAGGAGTCGTCCCACTGTTGTCCAGTATAGTCTTCCCAGTCGTCAATCAAACCGTCTCTAACTGTAGGATCAGTTTCGTTGATAATAGCTTCGTGTATTTGACGTGCAATAATACTGTCTTCTAAACCTTCATAAATTTCAGTAGAAGTGTTTAAAGTGTCGTCTGTTTCAATGTCAGTAATAGGAGGCTCTTCTTTTTCTAAC